TCTGTCATTTTGTTGCTCCTTTTAGTAGTCGTAGATGTTTCTCGCACATACGGAACCTATGCTCAGGATTAGTACAACCCCTCAGATAGCAATAGTAAGTAGGCACGAAATGTCGGTTATGTAGATATTCTTTCTTATAGATACGGCGTTTCACGGTTCCCACCTCGAAGGTTTGTCGCCTGGCGGATAGTAGAGTTTCCAGGTTGCTACCACGTTGCCTTTAGAGTTCAGGTCTGTTTCGCGGGCTTGTTCTATCAGCCCTTTAGCTTTCAGGCTTGAACAGCGTTTAGCTACGTCGTTTCCTGATACGGAACTATCTACGCCCAGCCTTTTTGCTAGAGCCTCGTGTGATAGCCCTAGAGGGTATTCTTTTGTTAACTCGTCGAGTATTAGCTTATTAAGACCTTTCGCGTTCTTGAGGGCTTTAAGGGCCGCTAGAGACGAAGTGTATGGGTCGGCTAGGTGAACGATTTTGTGTGGTTCAGGCGGGTCAAATAAATTATTCATTTGATCTCTTCAGGTAGCGGGTAGCGAATCTCAATTTCTCGTTCTAAATGTGATTTTATGAATTGTTCAGGAATACCAACATGTTGAGCGATCATACGCAATAGTTGTCCGTTGTTTTGCTCTAAAGCTACGGTACGGTTATCCATTATCTACCTCGTTTTCTAGAGCCGCAACGATCTTTTCGTTTAGGTCTGATAGTTCCCCGCCGTCGATAGTTTCTGTATTGAAGCCATCTTCGTCTTTGGAGTATTCGCGTTCTAAAGAGTTATATTCGTCCTCGTATTCGTCTAAGACCCTGACGATTTGTTCGTTTGTTAGTTCCGAGTCGATAAAGTCTCGGATTTCGTCGAATGAGGAGTCGTAGTAGTCGGTTAACATTATCGGCCTCCTTGGTTCATTACGTCTAGGTAGAATTGGTTTAGCTCTTTAGCGTCGTATCGCATCTCGATCAACATTCCTTCGAGGAAGTCTTTTTCTTCTGGGGTTGTAGCGTTTTTGAGTTGGGTTTGTATTGTTTGGATTGGTGGGTATTGCATTTGGTTTCCTCCGTTATCAACTTGATACATATTACTATATCACAACCCTAGGGGTAATGTAAAGTATTTAGCGGAGATAAACCAAAAAAGCCTCTAACCAGGGCTAATACTTATAAAATAACGTCGCCTTTATCGTCGAAAGTCCATTCTCTTTCGGGGCTGTCATAATCAACGCCACCCGTTAGCTTCGAAGGCTGAGCCTTCATAGACCGTAGATCAGGCCAACGATTCACTAGAGCCATGGCCGTAAAGGCACTAGAAGGGAATAGCGCTCTATAAGCCTTAGACCTCGATTTAATATCATTAGGGGTAGCCCCTATATCATGTAATTGCTTGACAGCGTTATTGAGCTGGCCGCGAACATTCTTAGTCATATCCTCAACTGTATATCCAAGCTCAACTACTAAGGCATCCCATAACTCAGCTCTTTCGTTTTTAGAGTTATCCACAGGTGATTCTTCTGAATCACCAAGAATATTAGTGTTTATATTAGTGTTTATATCTGGTATAGGTTGGCCATCCTGGCCTTCCGATTGGCCATCCTGGCTAGTTGATTGGCCATTTTGGCTAACGCTTTTACCATTTTGGCCAAGGCTATATTCTGGCATCGTATACCATTTAGTCTTATCATAAGCAGCCTTATTGAATACCCCCGAAATGATTATGCCATCCGCTTCAAGTTCACCTAGCCACCTGCCAATTGATCTAGGTGCCATATAAGGAAACAGATTTGCGAAAGCCCTAGCTGAGTTATAAGTCCAAACATAATCGGCACCCTCATGCTCTTTAACTTTTGGACCTGAATCTTCACTATCACGTTCCGAGTTTGCTAGTTCTTTATCTAGCCAGAATCTAAGATTTTGTAAGAGGATTGCTTTTTCAATGCCATACTTTTGGGCATCTTCAATACTAAATGAATGTGATTTGGTTTCCATGTTTTGCTCCTTTGCAGCATAAGACGGTTAGGTCTCAAGCAAGAGTGGAGCAACCGTCTTAGCTGCATACTCCACTCTTGCAAGAGGACATTTTCCCTAGCCGAGACGACTAGCGATATAACTATTATACTCCACCCCGAACCCTAAACGGAGTTTTTAGATCGTCATTTCAAGAACTTTTTGTATGACCCATTAAGGTACGCTGACCAGGCTTTATAGCCCTGTGACTTATAGATTTGGTAGCCACAAGACGTTTGAGCATCCAGGTTCATATTCAACTGCTCTCTTATCCGACACCCTTGAGGATGCCCAGGATTGATAGTCCTCACCTGCAAAACGCCTACCGATGGACCCCAAGTTTTGTTGGTGATAGTGGTATCTCCTAGAGCTTCTATCCTCCAACCCGATTCTGCGCGACTGATTGCCATCATAAGATTCAACTGATCTTCCTGGAATCCTGCTTTACGCATAGACTCACAAATATCATTCCGTTCGATACAGTAAGGCGGAATTGGAGGAGCTGGAACAGCTTGAGCAGGTTGCTCAATTGCAGCCTGGACTTCCGTATAGGCCGTCGTATATGAGATGCCCTCGCCAGTAAATTGTCCGACCCCTAAGATCACCACAACAGCGAAAGCTACCGACAAAACTAAATGTTTCATTTCGGATTCTCCTTCTGAATAATGATCTGTTCGATAGCATCCAGATCACCAAGACCAAAATACAAACCAGCTTTAAGTAGTTTTCGTGCTTTTGAGATAGAGATAGTCGTTTGCGACGCGACTATCTCAGCACTCATAGTTAGGTTGTATTCGTAAGCGTCCATAGCTAACCCCCGAAAGTTCCTGCGAAGCCACTCTTGAATGACTCCCACGATTGAGGGTCCACATAGAACAGTAAAGACATCGCCCCGATAGTGAACAGGCAAGCCCCTATCCATGCGTTTGATGTGAGTGGAATCCATGCACACCCTGGATGTGCTTTCCGGTAGTGGCGTTTATATCGGCTGTGTTTTGCAAACAAAGGCAAAGACAAGCTGAAGGTAGTCAAGGATAGAAGAATCATTTCGCAGCCTCTACTTTCACTGTCACCTGATCTTGAGTGGCTTTACATTCAAGCGAAGCATTCTTTACAGCTTTCAAATCCGGAGCAGGTGCATCTATGCCATCAATCGCAGAGGCGAGTTGAGTAGCAAAAGTTTTTGCTGCTTCCTTCGTAGCTTGATTAGCTTGGAGGCATTGAGCATTAGCAGGTAGTTTTGGTTTTGGTTGCTGGTAGTTATGTCCAGCCCAAAAGATTATCCCCACAAAAATAAATAGCCCAAGAGCTTTCGCTGGGAAATGCCAGCTTCTGTCTTTCCCTAATGGCACATCAATACCTAAAGGTTCACTATATTTTTGTTTCATTTTTTTGTCCCTTTTCTATAAAAGAGACTTCCATGTCTATGGCCTTAAATCCTTATGCCTTACCATCGGGAGATTGGCCTTAGATCTTTAGCGAAAAAAATATAAGCCCCTGACCTGGGGTTATGCGAACGATCAAGCAAATGGACACCCAAATATGGTAGACCTTTACCACACAAAAAAAAGCCAGACCCTAGACCAGTCTGGCTTCATATAGTTAAGTTTGGAGACGTAACTTATGCGAAATATACTACACCCCCTTAGCGGCTACAAGTATTGTCGACGGATACTAAAAAGATATTTTTGGTTAGGACTAATACTCACACTATTTTTTGTTACCGTCGCGATGACATTCGACCGAGCGTTCGGAAACACTCCACCCGCGAAACCCAAAACTTCGCTCTACGATAACTACCTGAAAACCAAACCAGCAGCTACAACAACAACGACTACGGTACCGCATGTGGAACGGAGGATTCAGACGGCACCGCAAGTCGTCCCCTCAACAATACCAGCACCCCAAGGCGCTTGGATTCCCCAATGCAAAACGTGGATGATACAAGCAGGAATCCCTACCGAACACTTCGGCGATGCGTTATATATCATCGGGAGAGAAAGCAGCTGCAACCCGACAGCTCGAAACCCTAGATCATCAGCAGGGGGAATAGCGCAAGCATTACCCTGGACAAAAATGGGTTGTCCTCTAGAACATTCAGACGCCGCTGCTGTATGCCAACTTAAATGGATGCACTCTTATGTGATAGCTCGATATTCTTCTTGGGGGAATGCGGTCATCCACTCAAAATCTAGAGGCTGGTATTAAGCTAGACGCAATGGCATACAAAAATAAAACAACCCAAAGAACACCCACAACAACCCATATGCCTAAAATTCTTGCAGAGGATAACGGGTGTTTTGACAGGGGCTTTGCGGTAACACAAAACACCCGCCTCTATTTGCTAACCTAAACAAAGGCCCTTGTCGTCCTTTTTAGCGTTCTCTTTTCAGGACGACAAGGTGCCCCCTCGAAAGGTAGAACGCATGAAAACCCTAAATGTTAAAAGATAAAGCCGACGAACTATTTAGAAACGCAATAAAAACAAATAAAAAATGCTTGAACTGTGGGACAACACGAAATCCCACATGTGCGCACATAATCCCAAGAGGCTTCAATTTAACCAGATGTGACACGCGAAACGCGATAACGTTATGCGTAGACTGCCATACCCACTTTACGGACGAGCCTAACTTGTGGCAAGAATTTATAGACCAACAAGGCATGAGGCCTCTATACGAACTACTATGGAGAAAAGCCCAACCCGTAAATATCAAAGTTGACTGGGGAGAAAGATGCGAATTTTTACAGCCAATAATCGACGGGACGCTATCATTAGCCGATGCAAGAAAGCTAGAAAAATGATGTCTCTGATATGGCCCCGTAAGTTCTCTATCTTAGAGACCCAATATCTGATAGTTAACGGCTGGAATGTAGAAGGCGACCGTAAGCACGCCACAAAAAACAATAGAAGGCTTACACCGGAATTATTTAATAGCGAGGATACTATTCTGGATAACAGACAATGCCGCAGCGGTAGCACTTGCAAGGACCGAAACTAAAGCAACTTTCTGTTCTTCCAAACTCGTAGCCGTTATAACGATACCCGCCGAAGCTATCAACGTCTGAACAAAAGTCTTTACAGCACGAACACCAATGTCCTTAGCGTTCAGCTTTAATTTATCTCGTTTAGATATAACCTTTTTCTTTACCATTATTTCTCCCTAGCTATATGCCTTCTATCTACCGACTCTCTAATCTTTCGTACATCATCTTTCACAGCTTCAACCATACCCCGTAACTCGTCCTGGCCTTTATGGACAGTCTTAAACTGTTCCGCAGTTTCCTTCTTATAGACCGTCAACACCGCCTGAGTATATTCGAGAGTACCATTAACCGAATCGACACGATCAGATAACGTCGGGGTGCCTTCCTCTACATGATTTACAGCCCTATTAACTTGAGAAGTTTCACGCTTTATAGAATACAAACCCAACATATTCAACAGGAAAAGGATGCCAGTAACGACATTTACAGGGTCTATACCTTTCATTAGCCGAACAACTTCTTATGAGTCGCAGGACCAACAACACCATCTTGTGCGAGGCGTTTAGATTTCTGGAAAGCCTTAACGACCGCAACAGTTTTGTTACCAAAATCACCATCGACAGAGATACCATATTTTAAAGCCCTAAGGCGAGCCTGTAACCTAACAACGTTCGGCCCTTTAGAACCCTTCTTCAAAACGCCAGGATAACCCGTAGAGGCAGGAGCGACAACATAACTAGCGCCAGGGATAAGACCCCCATGGGTCCAACCTCGGTTAGCGGCAGAGAAACTCCCTACCCCATATTTTGTGGAGCGAGCCTCAATAGTTTTTCCGTTACCCAAACTAATAGCCACATGATTACCTCGGCCATTGCCCGAACTAGAACTTTTAGCTACAAACAATAGAGCTCCAGGGGTGCGGATAGCTTGAGCGACAGAAATTATTGTTCCACGCCCCTTACAATACGAGTATTGGTTCCAAGCGCCATCAGGTAATACCATACCGTTACGTCGAGCCGACCATTCCGTCAACTCTGAACAGTCAAAAGCTCTAGGGTTACGATCTGTTACCGACGCCTCAGCACCCAAACGGTAAGGTTTCCCCGACTGACGTAAAGCCTCGGCAACCATTTTCTGTATAGACATTTTATCCCCCTACTATTTTTCTAGTATCTTCCAACAATGAAACCAGACAAAGTACCTTGAGCGTTACCAGTACCAGTCGTGCGAGCCGCATACAATTCGACGTAATCGCCAGACGCGAGCTTCACAGTACCCGAAACAGGCAGCGCAACAGAGTTACCCCCACCATTATTTAAGTTTACAGAAACATTCTCGGTAAATGCCGCCCCATTCTTATAAAGAAAAGTCTGACAGTTATTCGCGTCGCCAGGGGTAGTGAACCTGACGATGCCATCAAAATGGTATATTCCATTCACGGGAGCGGTAAACCGATAATTAGTTGTAGCATCAAAATCTGCGCCCTGATCGTAAGCCTCAGTAGCGAGCTGTATCTTCCCTGGGGTAGATGAAGCAGTAATGTTCGCCGAAGAATAAGCGCTAAACGCTATCGTACTATTCAACTTCTCCGAAGTAACACTATTATCAGAAACAACAGTCGAGGTCAGGTTAGCTACCGTCGCACGTTTCGTCGTGCCAGTAGACACATCATAGATGGGGATATTATCGCCAGTAGCTACCGAAGTTTCCTCTGTCAGCTGCGAGATTCTTTTTGCCATAACCCTATTGTATCCTATACAGGCGCGTCGGGATTATTTAGCTGTTCTAGAACATCCAAGTTACGTTTTATATCCTCGATACGTTTAGTCGTCGCAGGTAACAACCTATCCAGATCGACCTCAACAGTATCGATATTATATGTTAACCCGACAACCTGTAACTCTAAATCGTCGATCATGTCACCATAATTGATAAACCCTGCCATCTCACCCAAAGCTATCTCTTCAATAGGGTAAGGGTGGTTCCCATTCACCGAAACACTCCCAACATATACAGGATTCTTATATCGGTCTATCTCGCTATCAGCCATGAGTTCCGCCGTAGTCTGATCTGTAACACGACCATCCGAGATTTTAGATATACCCCGACGGTAAGCAGCCTGAGAAGGAGCATCAACCCGTTTGACAAGTAACGCAGGTTCGCCACCGCCAGTAAAATACACTTCATTTACTAGCCCTGACATCGACCGTCGAAGTTTAGTTTTTGTTGCGTCAAGCTGTTTCGTAAAATAACGGGCAGGGGCAACAGGGCGAGCCTTCAAAGAATACAGGTCACTCCCAGGGTCATAAGACCAATACCAATCCGAAGGACATAACTCCAAAACCTTATTTAGACATTCAGCTACCGTATTCAAATTAAAAGTATAAGAAACCGTCGTACCAGTATCCTCTATCGATGTCGCCGTATAGTTGATATGCGCCCCTTGAGTTTGGGCGTAATCTATAACCCAACGGACAATATCGGAAGGGTCCCAGCTATTAAACGTAACTTTAGTGTCGGTCCCATCCATCAAAATAATATGGTTTAATTCCAGACCATTATTCAACAACGTAACAGTGACAGTATCGTTATCGCCGAAATCTAAATCCCAATCCGAAATATAGCCTTTAAATATAGGGTATCCTTCAGGCGCTCCATCCTCAACCAACAAGTCAACATCCGATTCGGTAGTTATAACCTCATCATCCTCGGTCAATAGTTCGACGAAAGACCCATAGTAGGTATTAACTTCGACATACTGGTTTAAATCCAGGTCAGTACCAGACCCGATACCAGTCGCGCCAACAATATCAGCCAACAGAATCTCGTCATCCTCGGTAGTTAACACCTCGTCAGCTTCGGTCGTTAACACGTCCGTCGTAACAATCTGGGTTAACTCATTCCTAGCCAGAGTAGCGGTAAGGGATGACATCGCATTATTTATTTCGCGCCGCAAAGTCAACTCGGTACCTACATCAGTCCATTCGCCAACAAAGTTATCGGACGAATCCGATATAAGATAACGGACCGTTTTTTGTGCCACTACAAGAACCTACGCTCGTTAGCTGACGAGATAGTTATATCGCGGCTAGTAGACGCATCATCAGAATACTCAACGACTCCCGCGCCAGGCTCCCATACAGGGAATAAACCTCTAGCTTTGATGAGTGAACCATTCAAAAATGCTTGTTTCTGCTTACAGTCAATAACTAGAACGTCGGCATCATGGAAAGTTTCCGTAACGGTAATGAACTGGTTAGTGGAACTATTCCCGATAGAGATTTGTACATCCGAATTATCGGGTGTGATCTCTGTTATCTCTAAAGTGAAAACCATTTCTGCGTCCATCGTTGAGCCGATAGAAACATTGAAAGTGTCATCAGCGGTCGTAATGTTTTCGTTAAAAATATGGTAATCCAAACCCTCTTCACGCCAGAAAGGCGACTCGGATTCGAACTGGATAGTGTACGGAGCGAAACTGATATGTTCACGGCCTCTAGGAACCGAAACTTTAGTGGCAATACAATCCAACAGGCGATAGCTCGAACCATACTGGACCCTCAAAGTGCCTGCGGAACGCAAAGTAGATTTCAACGTATCTATAGCGGCATCTAAAAGAAGTTCAGATTCACACGAGATATGGCCAGAAACAGTAACAACAAGAGAGTTATATTCTTCATATACGAGAATGCCGCCATTCTGTCGGGCAATAGGTACAAGCCGTAACGTTTTATCGGCGGAACCATCAGGGTCATAATCGTTAACAAAAAAAGGGTTCCCGTCATTCAACGCGAGAGATTCAAAAAATACGTTCCTTGCCATTAGCTTGCAACTCCCATAGCTGCCATCTCAGCTTGACGGTTTAATTCCTTAAAGAACTTTTCGACTGCGTTAGCGTCAGCAAGGAAAATGTTTCCTGTAAACGTATTAGTGACCATCGTACCGCCTCCGCCGCCTTTACCGTCAGCGAGGCTACGCATAATCTGTTTCGATTCACGGTTAGAAAACACGTCAGTACCGCCAGGAAGATTAACTATCTCTCCACCCCGACCTGCAATGTCACCCACGATAGCTGGGCCTCCACGAAAGTTCCTAGCGCCAGTATACAAAGTAGGCATGTTTGGCATATCAAACTTTTTGCCGCCAATCTTAGGAACCCAAGATGGGATAGTAAACGAGAGTTTCCCTAACGTTTTATTCCACCCATTAGCAATCCAGTTGAAAGAGGTCTTAAAAGGTGCTTTGATAGCGTTACCTACCGTCGAGAACGCCGACGCGATCTTTTCTTTAATGCCAGCAAACTTTTCTATCAGGCTAGTAATCCAACCTTTAACCTTGTCAAAACCAGCTTTAACATTTGTCCAAGCGCCTTTTATTATCTCAACAACTTTATCGAAAACCGCTTTGACTTTATCCCATATCTTCTGGAAAGCAGGCATAAGAGTATTAGTGATATAGCTACTTATCGCCTCCCACAAAGGTTTAATGACGTTCTCCCAAGCCCACTTTATTACCGTAACTACAGCGTTCCACACTGTCTGGATTACTGACCAGATCATCTTAAAACCAGGGATAAGCAGGTTAGTGACAGACCAAGAGATCGCATTCCAAACATTCTTGATAACATTCTCCCAAGCCCATTTAATTACCGTAACAATGCCATTCCATACAACCTTAATTACATTCCAAATCGCCTGGAATACAGCCGCTATCTGAGTTTTATATTTAATGAAACCCATAACAATCAAAGCAAGCGGCCCTAAGACTATCCCCAGTAGTAACTTCCAATTGTTTTTAATCCAATCTATAACGCCAGAGATAGCCCCCTTAATAGCATTAAATACGGTCATGAATACCGCTGCGATCGACCTCCACGCTTTGTCTATAAAGTTCCTGACCGCTTCATTCTTTTTATATAGCAAAACCATTACCGCGATAAGCCCTACTATCGCAGCTACAATCAAAAATACAGGGTTAATAGCCAAGATAGCATTCCAAGCAGCCTGGACAGCTATCCCTATTTTTGTTACAACAGTTTTAGCCTTTTCTGCGATAGTTAACGCAACAGTTTTCGCAGTAGCAGCAGCCTTCAAAATATTTTCTTTAGCTAGATATTTACCATACCTAAAAAGAAACTTAGCATTAGCAGAAACAATCTTCCCATACTTTGATGCGGCACCAGCGAGCTTAGTTGTAACACTAAAAGCTGTTTTACCAGCCGACGCTACACCCTTAACTCCTGTCACGAGAGAACCCATAATGCGGACCACAGGGCCAATAGCAGCGACAACAAGAGCAGCCTTAACAATCAGGTCTTGTTGGCCGCTAGATAGCTTAGAAAACCAGTCGAGAACCTTAGTTCCGACCCCTAAGAGTTTCGCGTACACAGGCGCGAGTTTCCCTCCAAGTTCAGCCGAAAGCTGCTTAGCTTTCTCAGTTGCGGTACGTTGCTTATTAGCGAGACTATCCGAAGTATTAGCGAAATCCCCTTGAGCATTTTTAGTTTTTTCCACCACAAAGTTATAACGCAACTGGACTTTCTCTGCCTGGCCCATATCACTAATCTTCTTTTTGATACCTTTACTAGCCGCAAACTCTGCAAGGTTCGTTTCGGTCATAACAACACCAAGGCCTTTAAGGGCTTCCGTCTCGCCTGTATATACCCCAGCTAAAGCCGTTTTGGCTCTATCCATAGAAATATTCTTAAACGAAGAAAGATCAGCCCCAAGCTGAGTTAATCCCATAGACATTTTCGCGGCTTGTTTCTGGTTTTGTCCCATACTAGTACCCATATCGCCAAACAATGATGCAGAATCCAAAGCCGACTGTTGAGCTAAACCCATTTTCTTAATTGAATCTTTAGACCACTGCTTTACCGCCCCCGCATTAGCCCCAAAAGAAACTTCGACTTTGTTCAGGGTTTCTTGCAAATCAGAAAACGCTTTAATAGACAGGCCAGCACCAGCGAGAATAGGTAAAGTCATATATTTAGACATATTTGACCCGACAGATTTCATTTTAGCGCTAGCGGCATCCATCTTCGCCATAGCTCCACCGAACCTTTTTTCGGTATCCGCTATCTGCTTATTAGCCTGGTCAAAAGCTGCTTGGGCTTTGTTTTGTGCCTCAATAATAATTTTGAGTTTCTCTTCATTACCCATAGCCATAACACAATCTTACCACGAGAAAAAGTCAAGATTTTTTAGACGTCTTGTCATATTCTGCTTCGACTTCGATTTTCATTTTATAGAGTTCAACAAACCATTCAGGTTGATCTAAATATCCGCCGTCAACATAAGTACAACGCATCGCCTCGCAAAGTTGGACTATAGAGAACCTACGGTCGGAGACGTGGCCTCGTCCTCCTTCAAGGACTCTCCAATATTCTCGCTTGAAGGCAACTCTTTTTTTTCGTCGAGATCACCATCAACAATCTTTCGTACCTGCTCCGCCACAAAAGTATAATCTTGGACGCGCATCTCCAAAACACGATTCAAAACATCGATCTCGTTACCGTCGATACTGACGACAACACATTCGATAGAAACATTTTCTTGGTTCGCAAGTAGATCTTCGCTAAGTTTTGGTTGCAAACTCGTACCATCACCAACGGTTTGGATACCACGAAACATAGACCCATCGATCTTTTGTTTCTCGCGTCCGTTAATCCACGACCTCAAAACGACCTTATGGCCTTTAAGTGGCGTAGTTATCTCTAAGGTTTCCCTATCCTCCGTCATAGCTTTCCTTCCGTCTAGTAGCTAGTTTCTCTGTTCGTTAACCTTGCTGAAATCATCGCTGAGTCAGTCAAGTTAAATAACGCTTCAAAGTTCAAAGTTTGAGTGAGAGGGTCGTTAGCATCCCAGCTGCGTTCGAACTCTTCAAACACGACCTCATTCAAATCGAAATACAGTTGAGGGTTATGGCTAGAACCTAGATCAGTAGCTGTATCGGTCATATCGATACGGATAGCCCTATGGGTATTACCAAACACATAATCTCGGTAGGTTTCGTTTTCGAAATAAAGTTCGATAGAACCAGTAACACCAAATTGCTTATTGACAATATCGTGAGGTTCGTTAGAACCCAAAACATATAACGGTTCAGCATTCTTTTTGACTTCCATATTAAAAGCAGTCACGTTAATAGCTGACGCGCCAGCCAAACCAGACTGTGCGGAAGCCATCTTGAAAGAAACCTGGCTAGGAATAAACTCGACTTCATTAGTGAACGCTGGCGTATGAGACGCCGATTCGCTCTTCTGTCCGATAAGAGAGATGCTACGTTTCACATAATCATCTACAGCTACTTCCAAAGACCAACTATCTAGGATAGCGAACGGAAACGAAATCTCCTGGATACCATCCTCGTAAGCTACCGTCAATGCTTTATGGTCGTTATCATTCTTTAACGTATAAGCATGATCGTACACGCCACTAGTAGCCCTCTGAGTACTTACAGGGGATTGCCCGAATAACGCTACAAGTTCAGCTCCGACAGAGTTAAGAAAAATCTTTCCTTCATAGTCGCCCTCACCCCAAAGTTTAGTTATATCGCCATCGTTGAACTCTTCGATACGACCCATCGCAGAATCGTTCTTTACTATCTCGACCTTATCGTCGTAAGAATATCCTTGTACGGGAATCCAATATTCCGCTGCGACAGCGGTACCTTGAGTCGATTCGATACCGATACCGACCGCACCTGTACGACCTATAATTTTAGCCATTAGCTGACTCCTTATTCTCTTTCAAAATCTTCTTGAGGAGCTTTTGGGCCTCTTCAAGATTTTTTGCTTCCACGACGATACCATCGCGCGTAAAATTGAACACTTCACCTTTAGGTGTAGGTTCTACAATCTTTTTTACGGTTTCTATATTTTCTGTCATAATATAACTCCCTATACTCTTAGCTTACAACAAAATCTTTAGGGCGAATAAAACTCTGGTTTTGGTTGAGTCAACTCGATATTGAAACGCAAGATACCCTCGACCGAAAAAATGTTGTCGCCACGTTTCTCCCAACCCAACCCATAATCGACCATCAGACCATCATCATTTATTGACAGGAAAAGGTTGTCAGCTAGTTTCTGGTTATCCCTTAGAGCATAAATTAGTGTCCTCGCTTTAACAGTGAAATCGTCGTTTCTTTCCTCAAAAAGTTTATATAGGCCAGTCGTACCCCGAACCAGATCGAACGATTGATCTAAATCGGTAGTCCAATCGTAGATTACAGCCATAACAATCGCGGTCGTATGGGTATCCTGCATTGTACCGTCGGAACGCACAACAGTTCCTTCCCTCGCTACGGAAACGCAAGGCAACATCGATCTAGATGGAGCTAACACGTCACCATAGATATAATGGCCGACCAATTCAGTAGGTCCTTCGACTTCTAACATGTCGATAAGGGCTTTAAGTAGAGGGTCGCGGTATTCTTCAAGAGCCATTAGGCACCCCTGACCGATTCTCTAATGTGAGCCTGGAAAGATTTAACAATAAAGATTTTTCGTATCTCATCTATTTTTAGCATTACACGTCGAGGTAGTTTCTTTCGTGGGGCAGCTGACTGGTGGAACGCAAAATAATCTGACGAGTTCGCTATCTCCACATAATCATTACCTAGGCGTTGGTTGAAACTTCGGCGCATACGGCCAGTTTTTTCTAGCAGAGGATGCGACTTGTGGTCTTTACGGGGCGCCCAACGTTCACCAAAAAGCGCTCCACGCGAACCAAAGTTAGCATCAACAGAGATACGGACTTCCCTACCTATCTTAAACAATGGTTTCTTAAAACTACCGATATTGTCGGGGATTTTGAGTAGCCGACGAGATAGTTGTTTCTCGCCCTCAAGGGTACCTGTAAGTACAATCATTATTCGCCCCGCATGAAAGTATCAGTAGTGCTAACCGATTCATTCCAAGTCGACAGGTCAGTATTCCGTTCGAAAATGTTTCCATCACTCCGAGAAGAAACCGAAACACGAGACAGACCGCCAGCGCTACCCCCTACATCTTTAATATAGTCATCTAACAGGCTTTTAGCCGACGAAAGACGTTTATAGCCATCCTTCGAACTATTCTCTGTATCAGTATTTAAGCCATGGTCGCGGATAAGGATAAGGCCAGCCGCATAAATCCTTACTACGGTCTGGACAATAGGTGGCACACCCGTCGAATCATCGGAGTCAGTCCAAGCACCAAAATCGATTATGCCGCTAATTTTCCGTTGAACAAAATCGATAGCCTCATCACGATATTTACCGACCTTAGTATCCGAAAGCAAACTATAAGCGTAAGTTACAAGCATCACGCTTGAAGTCGCAGGGGCAGCCCCCAAAGTTATAACCCCAGTTGTTGTATCTACACTATCTACATCAACAGCAACGTTATCGTCGTAGACGATCACATCGCCACTAACTCCAACATCAATAACGTCGTTATACCCACGATCAACAATATAGGTACGACCTACCGTAAAAACAGTATTAGAACCGTTGACTGCCCCGCTAGGTGTCTCAAGTTTTACTATATGCTGGTGGCCAGCCTCTTCCCTAATATCTTGTAGAGAAGAATAATCTAGGTCAGTAGCCGCAGCCATAACAATCTTTCTTTAGCGAGCATCCACGATAGCTTGTGCGACCTCTGTTTTATTAGCGTAAACGCCTTCCAACCCTAAACTCTGGGCGATAGAATCTAACTCTTCTCGAGAATGATCTTTCAAAAGATTTTTGACGTCCGCATCTTCACCGCTAACACTTTCTTCTTGTGTAGTAGCCGTATCCTCAACAGGCGCAGACGGAGCAACAACGGCCTCTTGGGCTGTAACACTATCGGCTGGTGGTAACGCATCGCCGAGAGCAGCCTTTGTTTCCTCGATTGTTTCGCCCGAATCCTTTGTAGACGATACCTTGAATCTCCAATCATTAGTGAACACCTCCAGTTCATCTTTCGACAGATCAAGTATTTTTGGTTCCCCTACCTCAAACTTTAGGCCGCCACGAAACATAGTAGACCGCGCCCCCGAAACACCAGACGGTATTAGTTCGATCTTATAGCTCATCTTATAGCCTCCATAAATCTTAAAAAGAGGAGGGACACTTTCGCATCCCCCCTATGCTAACTAGGCAACGATTGAAGCAACCGCTTTTTGGTATAGACCATAGCCAGCGTTTCCACGCCAGTATGTTCCATAATAGTTTTTCTTGTTCATAAAGTTTGGTTGTGAACCATCTTCGAGAGATTCGAACGGAATAAATTCGCGTTCTTGCAATACGAATGGTTTGATAGTTCCAGCTGTGTTCAACAGGTACCAGTTGTTAGTATCTGAAAGCCAGTTGGCAACCAAAATTCGTGCTTGACCTTGATAGATGTTAGTTGCACCCGAAGCGTTAATTTGTGCTTCAAGGATAGTCGCAGCTGTACTTTCAAGGGCAGGTGGAACAACGATCAACAAATCCATGTTGTTGTTCAATGTTGGGCGACCGAAATCGTCTTGCATTGTACGCAACATACCACGAGCTGTATTAAACGCTGTCGCATCTAAAGCTGTCGTAATAAGGTTCGATTGTGTTGTACCAAGTTCACCGATTGGATGGTCAGTATCAAAGAAATACTGTCCGTCGTAACAAAGTTGGCTACCGCCGTTAGGGAGTAGATCAGCGAAGATCAATTCATCAGGGTAAGTTTTAGCTGCTTCACCGATAGAACGAGCAAGCAAACCATATTGGCCTGTCTGGTCGTCTTTAAGGTCTGCATGGTCTACCTCGATAGATGCTTCGAACTCTTTGTTAGTGATTGTGTAGCTGTACTCCATGAGTTTCTTGGGTACACGTTCGCCCTTCATCTCTCGGAGACGAGGAACTGAACCTAACCAACCGTAAGTTTCTGAACGAGCGGTGCTAGGTACTTTAGTTGCTACCTTATCCCAATTTGTTTCTGCGGCGTTATAGCCTTCGAAGAAATTAGTTAGTAGCCCCTTTGTGAGAAGTGTGCTTAAAGCCATTTTCTTATACCTTCCTTATGCTCGGTCGCGAATATCGACGCGAACTTTGGTTGCTGTCACGAACTCAACAATACGTCCGATGAGAACATCGTTAGTTGTTGTAGCTGCAAGAGCAACGGTTTGGTTGTCTGAGACGTAACAAAGAGTGTTAACGTCTGCGATTGTTGCTGTACCAGAAAACACGAAAGTGTACACACCTGTACGGCGTACCTTGATCGATTTGTCTCCCGCTGCGCCAGCCGAGTTATCGACTGTTTCCTCTGCGATACCAACGAATACATCGTTAGCTGCATCTGAACCATTAGTTGCATAGCCAGCCGCGTTAACGGAAACTATTGCACCTTCAGGTATTTTTACTGCCGCTTGTTTGAAAGATAAAACATCCCCATTTTGGCGGTCAGTAGATTTCTTGGCTACTGTAATAGCTGTCATTTTCTAACCTTTCGATTTATTTTCTAGCCAATGAGGCTAGAGCTTGAGCATAAACTGGGTCCTTTTCGGCCAGTTCATCCATTTTTGCTGGGTCTGCTCCAACGGCTTTGAATCCCGCTAGTTCATCTTCAGTCAATGTCTCAGAAGGCTTCTTATAGGCTTCTGTACCTTGATCTTGTGTATCGGTAACTGTCTCATCCTCTTTTGAGCTACCTGACTCATCAGTCGAAAATTGTGGTTTACCCGAACGTAAAATGTCTAGAACGATGCTAGTAACATCAGTTTTAGTGTCTTTAGAGAGTTCCACGCCAGACGCGAGCTTAGATAACGCAAGAATCTTATCTTTTTGTGCTGGGATAACTTTACCTTCAGCAAGAAGTTGGTCGTATTCTCTCGATAGTTGAAGTTCAGCATTTTCGAGGCGTAAACGTGACAGTTCATCTGTCGTATCTTCCTCTTCTACAGTTTCTTCTGCTGTCGCGTCGAGTTCGCCTTCCTTGGCTTCCTCTTCGCTCTCCACCGCTTCGACTTCAGCCGTTTCGGTTTCTACCTCGGTATCCGTAGCATCATCAGCGACGGTTTCCGTTTCGATCTGTTCTTGTTCGGTTGCCATATTAGATAGCTCCTTAATTTTGTCTCTTGATAACATCATAACATTTTGGGCGTCCATAGAAAGTCCGACCGTTTTAAACGCATCATCGAGCTTCGAAAATGCTGCATCTACTTTCTCGAAAGTGTTCATCTCTGTAAGATACGGGTTATTTACTAGCGCAACATGTAACAAAACTGGACCATAGTTCTTGTTGTTATCGGTGCGGGTAAAGTTCCAATCGAACGAGATAGAAACATCAAAAATTATGCCTTTGTCTAGATTCTCTGATGTGGACGCGTCGTCGATACGGAGGCGACCATATAGTCCATCGCCAGGTACAGATTCGAGAGATATGACCCTACCTGTGTTTTCTTTCACGTCGGAAGTATGATTTAGCGGTACTGGGACTGGTGAACCTAAAACGTTATCGTTAAAGTTCGCGACGATTTTGTCGCCCCACGCTTCATCTAATGTCATTATCGGGTCGGAAGAAAGATGCGGATATTGGGGGTTAACCCATTCGCCGTATTTTGCGAGCTGCTTATAGTAGACCGAACCACTATATGACGCCTTATTGGTATCATCAGCTGCGAATTGTATTAGCCCTGCTAGATGTGTGTTCATGTTGACTCCTTGTTTTTATATAATAGTGTTTTATTTTGCGTACGCAGAAAATTCGGAATCGGCGGCTGCGTCTTTGAGTAGTTTCCCTTTTTGTGTTCCTGTATTAGTGTCGGTGTTTTGCCATACTGCCTCGGCAATATCTGTGATGTCTGTAGGTAGCACTCCTGAACCTGTGGAAACTAGAAGGACTTCGACTGGTTGCGAATAATTTATTCTTACCGTATATGCTCCGACCGTATCGACGAATGGGTCGCCTCCGCCTTCGACATACAAGATACCGTTTTCGACTGTGAGAGTGTGGTTGGCTTCGTCTGGTCGTATCTTCCAGCCGTTAATTAGAGCGGTGAATGGTGGGATTGCTTTTGGTGTCGCATAATCGACGCCACCTTTAATAGTGAAAGCGAACTGGTAAGTGAAATTATCTGCTAAAAAGATTTGGTCTTTCCAATGAGAATAAGCGCCTGGCACATCATATTGGGTTTCGCCTGTATCCATAATGATTAGTTCGTTAGCGAAATCTACGGTGTAACGGTCGTCGTGGGCAGGGTCATATATCGGGTCGTCAACTGGTGTATAAGACAATCCAAGATCGGTAGCTGTCAGATCAAAAAGGTCAGATTTATATGGTACATAATCTTCATGCCAGATCACATAGTAGTTATCTTCAAAATCTACTCCCGAATGGACATAGTCGTATACGAATGAACCTGTGAGAATGTTATCTTCGCGTTGTAGTTCAGTATCAGTATTATCGTAGAGAGCAACTGTCGTGCCTGTAGGTAAACCTGAGATCGTGAACGATACGGTATCTACGTCTTGAGGATACCTCCTTGCCCTGGAAGTAGGAGTAGTAATTAACGGTAAAACGACGCTATTTATTGTTCCTGCGGTAGCTGTCCTTGTAGCCATACGGAAACGAATTTTTACTCCATCAGCAGAAAATGCTGGTTCGTTAGGATGCCACCCGAACCCTAAAGTAGCTGCCGAGAAAGTAGCCGCGTTAGCTACATCGACCGTGATTTGTGTAGAAGAATCTATCGAAACAATTTTTGCTTCTGGCCCTACACCTGCCGTACCTGACGCGTTCCAAACATAATCGTCGACTTCTAAACCTGTCGTATCATCAACCGTGATAGTGAACGCCCCCGATGTACCTGCGCCGCTATCGCGGTTCGCATACATGTTTTTGAAAGCAGACCAACCATTCCCGTCGTTCCGATCTAAAGCATAGTAACAATTATATGTAGTGTTACCGCCCGTCGAAACAGATATGTCCGGCCAAGCTAAAGCAAATTGGTCGAAGTTCAACGAATAATATGGTATCTCCCAAGTGACCTGATCTCCCACGTTAAACATCGCGAGAGTACCAGCACCCGTAAAGGTTGGTGTACCAGAATCGATAGTTACTTGAGCTGTGGTAGTAACCGATGGGCCATTCATGGCGATAAGTAACGAGCCGTCTACTGTACGGTAATCCAGAGTGCCTGACGTAGCAGCTGTCGCGCTGCCTGTATAAGTGAAAGTGTCTTTATCTAGAACAGTTGCTTGCGTTACGAGCTGTCTCGCCCCTGTCGGAGCGCCAGTATTACGAACCTGTATATAGTCACCTGACATGAGACCATGATCTGTATTCGTAACCGTAATAGTTGAAGATGTGCGCGACCAGCTAACGCCAGTAGCGTCAGGTTTTGTCCCATACTCTCCATAGATATGTTCGAAGAAATGGACACCTAAAGTAGCGGAACTGATCGCAGGGTTATTACCGCCATATTTCAGGCCTTTGATCTGTACATCTGAACCTGAAAGCGTAGCACTCGAATTATATCGGGAATCTAAACCACAATTTTCTATAGTGATTGTTTTCATAGACGCATGGTATGTAAAGTTCGTCGAGTTTCCTTTCACCCAAATGTCTTGCATTTTTATGTTTTCTACGTTGGAAGAAAAAAACGCGAAAAGTGAACTAGAAAAGACTGACTGGTAGAAAGACAGATAGCCAGATGTGGCACCTGAGTTAGTGCAAGTAAAAGTAAACGACGTTGTTAGAGGGACAGTAAGAATAGTTTTTTGTGCCAGAGAGATCGCGCCAGGAGTATCACAATGATAGACATAGATTTTATCTCCTACCTTTAATCCATGAGGGGAGCTTGTTGTTACTGTCGCAGTTGTAGTGATACGCGACCAAGAAGCACCAATTTCGGTATAGCCTGTACCGTCAATAGGTGACGCTTCCGTACCTATATTGCGGAACTTTACGTTCTTAACAGACGACGATAATGTATGTAATCCTGCTGGGAGGTTAGGAGCGTAAGGGAAAGTTATATTTTCGACGGTTGTTTCTGACGAGTTCGAAGCTGTATAAGCAATGAAGTTTGTAGAATTAGCAGGGTAAGTATCTTCGTTATCGGCCCACATGACGATACCATCCCAAGTCTCGGTTACTCCGACGGCTTTATTTATACGTCCAGCAATCGTCGAATCTGTACACTCAAAATTATTTACAGAAGAAAGATCGACCGCAACGGCACTTATAGGGCGCGTACCTGTCGAACGGATACGAGCATTAGTTAAAACAATATCGTTAGAAAGAGTAGACCTAAAAAGTGCAGTACTCGTACCAGTCGAAGGGTAAGTCCCTCCGGCAGAAACACCATCAAAAGTACCGCCATAAGAACAAGCCGATAGATTCAAACCATATGTAGCCAACGCCTCTAATGCGGTATATCCTGAATCTGTCCAGGTGACAGGCTGACCCAAAGACGATAGTACGACAGGAGCAGCGATCATACTGTTAGTAATAGAAACTGAACCATAAAAAGTTATAGATAGATACCAGTTACAACACGCTTTGTCCATATCCCAAGTACCTAGAGTTGACCCTCCGACATCATAACGAGAACCAGGTGTCGCATGTAAACTATTTACTGTCGGAGTAGCAGAGTTAGCACTATTTAAGATGACATTACCTATACGGATTTTACATCCAGCCCCAGGTAAAGCACCGCCAGCAGAGTTAGTACCATCATGGCCGAAACGTAAAACGCCGCCGCTAGAAACCCAACACACTTGTTCGCCTCGACCATCGGTCGGAACTTTACCCGACTCAGCAGTATCAGAGGTACTATTCCACATTTTATATACGCCCGAACCAGCAGCAGTTTCGACATATACGCCAGCACAAAAACAGACGTTACCGTTAGTAGGAATCTGGTATGTATCCGTCCTTGCAGGTGTACCAGGGGTAGTACCGATATAGTACCATTCGCCTCGTATAACAGGCGTAGAGATATTATTGAGTCCGTTAATCGAAATAGATGCAGCTTCCTGGCCTATAACCTCTATCCACCCTGCAACATCCGCAGCAGTAGCATTAGCCGAAATACCAGTCAAAGCTCCTGCCGCGTAAGCTACCGAGTTCCATTGTTTTACTTTTATGTATCCCGATGCTGGCATCGCTGAACCAGGAGTAGTAGGGGCAACATTCAAAGCAGAATAGACACCAATAAGTAGACCACTAGCTGACCCTTGAGAAATAGTTGTGTTATAGGCAGGAACAGTACCCGAACCGCTATCGTAAGGGATAAGACGAACATGACGACCATCGATAATGATATCGCCGCCCAAAGTAGCGGAACCAGTAACGTTACCTAAAATATATCCGCCATTTAGCCCATACAAACTATCCTGGTCGATAGTGAACGCCGCACCATTTACGTTATAGGTATCACCGCCAGCTTTACCAGCCAAAGAATCAATATTCGATGCAGAAGTTATCGCAAAAGTTGCCATCTACTCGACCACCATTTCGGTTTGTTCGGGGATATACTCAAAAATGATTTCGCCTTCCCAAACATAAAACGGAGCGCCACCCTCGATCTTCTCGGCTTCTTCCATATTGACCGAAAAGCGAGCTATCTCGCCTGGTTCAGGCTCTTCAAAATGTGTATCGTACATTCGCCAATACTCGGGAACTGTTGTAGCTGATATCGTGTCATTTAGAAAGTCGCCCCCGCTGTATCGTAAGTTTGTGAAGCCCTATTAGTCCACGCTGTCGTATAATCCGAACTGCCAGTAGCATAACGCCATGAATTATCAGCGAGCGTTTTACGGGAAATCTTCCAGGTACCCCCAGGAGATTCAAAACCATAATATTTGTAGGTCCCAGTCTCTTCTTGGTCGTTTATTATCCATTCTGTCTTTTGGGCAGCATTTAAGGTAGCTAAAGCAGTATTTGTTAGACCAATAAGTGTTTCTATGCCATCTACAAGTCCAATTAACGTATCTTGTTTCGTTTCGGTAGCTAAACCTGTCGTATCAAAAGTAGCAGACACAGGAACAGGTGAAGCACGAAGTTGAGAGTCAGTCAGACCATTAGTAGCGCCTCCGATTCCGCCTGTGGCATTATAGAAGCCCCTGCCATTTGTTAATCGGACATTAAGATATTTTTCTGGTGAAGCATTCTCATAGGCGATAGAAACGATACGTTGAGAATCTTCAGGCAACCGAGCAAGAATCTTGGCTACCTCAACCCTAAGTTCATCAGCGGTTATAGCTTCGAGGTTTATTGTAGGGGATAGCTCTAGCGAATCGAATGTGGCTTCAAGTTTCGCTAGAGTCTCCCCGATCTTCAACGATAAATCTATCTGGCTTGAATCATCAGGCTTATTATCTCGGATAGCCAATAAGAGTTGAGAGAAACTATCTTTCAGGTTGGCATCCAAATTAGCTGAAGATAACACGACAGCTTGAGCTACATGTGCTGCAAGTTCAGCAACGGATTCACTTAGAGAGAGATCACCTATAGCGCCTACAACCTCAGAAGCTACCTGGCTGGAGAAACGTGCAACATCGTCTTGTTGTTTCGCTATAGTTTTCTGTTTTTGTTTCTCTGCTATCTGTTCTAGTTTATTAGCCATAGGTTAACCCTCTGCTAGTAATCTATCGACCTCATCTTGGACCGCTCGTCTACCCAGTTCCACTATCTGTTCTTGTTGGCTACGAGACAACGACGGTTCAACTAGAGATTCTGTACTATCAAAACCTGTTATCGGTGGAGGGTCTAACTCATCCCGCATGATCGCAACCCACAAACAGTTATGGACGATAATTCCGTTGGCGATGTAACTCTCGTCCTCATCTATTTGGAAGTTATAAACCAGCTTTTCGCCTTCAATTTTTTTGATTGACTCAATACCTAGATGTTGCATTTGGGTCGCCTTTCGGGTACAATGAAGCCATGAAAAAGAACGGCAAAACATTCACATGTAAAAACTGCGGCAAAGAATACTATGTCCCTAAACACCGATTTGAGACGACGATAGCTTGCTCCGATGAATGTAACCGCAAAGCCAGAATTAAGATAATAATCCAAGAAAAAGGCGACAAAATATCGCAGCTTTACCAAGAAGGTAATTCCATTAGAGATGTGGCGTTTTTGTGCAACACCAATAACCGTACTGTTGTAAAAGTTCTTAACATTATGGGTACGCCGATTAGAACGATAAGTCAATCCTTGGAGGGTAAACCTAAAGTTGTTCGCGGAGTCAGGGAAACCCATAGAACCGTTTTGGCTAGAGGATGCTGTGAAAAATGCGGGTCGAAAGATAAGCTCGAAATACATCATATAGACGGCCATGGGAGCAACTACCCCTATAAACTTCGTAATGAAAACATCGAAAATCTTATGCTTATTTGTCATGGCTGCCATCTTTTGGAAGAGAATGTAAGACGTCAGAAGTGAGCAAATCTTTCGCCTCGACCCATCCACGCTGAGTAAGCATAGGGTGGTTAGAAGTACATCTGATCACAGCTCCATTAGCTGCAACTATCTCGAATATGTCGTCGGCTAATCGCTCTGATCTACCTAATACCTTTCTATACCTGTTTTCGTGTGTTCTAACATAATCCCCAATAGCTACCTCGGCTATATTTTTTTCTCCAAAGCCCTCTACATCAACCGTATGGTCGGCAGTAAGGCACCTGCAAGAGAAATGGATTGGCGGGTCATATTGGGTGTTCTTATATTCCGTTTCGGAAAGCACTTTCCCGTCTAACGCCTGGCATGTGGCACAGGTACGGGCATCTAAAATCGCCGAATACTGGTAACCATAAACGTCTGATTTGTAGGCGTCGAATACGTCTTTGCGGCCTTTGTTGATTCCGATAGCAACCGAAGCGATAGCGGTCAAACCGATATTATCCGAATAGTATCCAGCAAATATCGTGGCGATCTGGGCCATAATATCGCCAGCGGAAAGCTGAGTCGTAGACAGTTGATCTTTACGGCGGCCTTTAGAAACCTCAGATTGGATTTTGAATACCAAATCAGAAAGTTGCTTATCGACTATTGATACGGCATTATCACGGAAATAATCTTTAGATTCTTTCGGGGTAGCAGGTGCTTTAACTCTGATCTCATCAGATGCCCCATTCTTACCATAAATATACGCTTCGAGTCCTGCCTCTTTAAGTACTTTTATATACTGGTTTTTTAGGTTCTCATCAAACACCTTAACAGTGATTTTTTCGTAATCGCCAGCGCCGACAAGTTTATCTATCTTTACGGTCGCGTCTTTGACGAGGTTATCCCAAACTTGTTTTATCTGGTTTTCTGTTTCGGCCTCTAAAACATTCATTTTGTTTTCGATGCCAGCAAAGTTCACTTTACGTTCCGTCGATGTTAGGTCCCTACGCCACATTCCTTCGCTGACCGTAGCTAAACCTACACGAGAGTTATCCACAGGAAGGCTAGGGGTAACAGGCACCTCTTCGACTATATCCACAGTATCATCCACAGGGTTGACAGCCTCATCCAACATATCAACATCGATCTCTAACTTATCGGCCATTTTCTGTACGATACCATCAATAACGTTACCTGGCAGACGGTCTTTCTCGACAATCTTAATGAACGCCTGTTTCAACAGGTCAACAGTGGAGTCAGTTATATCTTCAAACTTGAAAGTACCATATTCGGGTGTCTCAAAATTATATAGGTATAGATCAGGCAACAGGTAAGACGTAATATGATTTTCGAGCGATTTACGGATAGCCATTAACGCTTGGATAAAGAAATCTGATTGATCTTGAGATAGAGAATACGACCCAGTTTTGGAGCCTGTACCCAACAAGATAAACATAGCAAGAACAGATCGTGCCATCTCTCCGTTAGCAAGCTCGATATGGGGGATTAAGTCTATCCCTTGAGCATTATTTAGAGTATCTACCTCGACACCATGAGGGACACCAATAGTTGCTCTTACACCTACCTCGTCTACCGCTTCGGTAGTAGCGTCGAGTTCGTCTTGTCCTCCACCCTCACGTCCTTTAACTATCTTAATTTTGAACGCATCAGCCTGAGCCTGTTGCTCAGCTAAATACAGTAAGCGTCGTTTACGGTCATAAGCTACATAAGCGGAAGTAAACGCGCTACGCCCCTTCAAACTATGGAACTCTTTACCGTACGTATACACCCAACATCGTTCGACAGGGATAGTCACATCAACATAATCATTACCGATAAACGCCCGCTGCCGTAAACCATTAAAGCCGCCCCTATCATCAGTCCTCATAGTGATAGTAGACGGGTCACGCCAAGCAATTTTACGGTATACGATCTTCCCGTCAGACAACGCATACACTTTCTCGAAACCTGCGAAACCTTCCAGGATGGCCCGCAACGCTTGAGCTAAAACAAGATCAAAAGGTGTAGACATCCCGCCCTTATGTGGCGGTTTCCGTAGCGTTTCCTCTACCCACATCGATTGTTCTACCGAGCTAGGGGTATCGTCGTCAGGTTCGATAGTCCAATTGGACCCCAATAGCGGCATGACTATCGTGTTATATAAAGCCTGGATAGTACCATCATTATCTAACATCTTTTTGTAGTCATCAACCGTAACTTTCGACGTATCAATAAACTCTTCATTAAAAATAGAAGGCATCAGACCAACAGTGGAAGTACCTATCTCTAGAGAAGTGTTAGGCGGGGTAGGTTTAGCGAACTGTTGGATAAAGCTATTTATTCTGCCCATTTAATCTCTCACACGTCGGCTAATAAGTTCCGAGACGTTACGTCCAGCGGTAGCTTGTACTCGTGTCTCGTTTCCTAGTATATCAGCAAGAGAATATATTAGTGAGTCTGCCTCGTCACATGATTTTCCGCCGTGACGTTTTTTCCATTCGTCTTTAGATTCCACTGTTAACCCTCGCGAGCCGAAACTATATTTTCTTGTCGATAGTTGCATTATAAGTTTGTCGTCGTCAGGTATCGCTAGTTCTCCTGCGATAAACATTTCTCTTGCCTTCCACCAAAGTTGAGACGCGAGGTTAGCGAAAGTTAAACCAGATGAGTCGGGTAGTGCTTTAGCTCCGTTGTGTATCTGGACTATCTGATCATATTTTTGTTCATAAAGTATGTCGTATACGCCGCCACCTAAACCATCAACGTCGATATAGATACCTTTAGGGTGTGGTTGAGAGAACTGTTTTATTAGGCCGACAGTTTCAGGGATAGAAGTAGAAGGATGTTTTGATTGAAACGGGATATATCCGCCGTATCGTGGAGTCAAAACAGTATTGTCGTTACCGAAACGGGCTACGTCGACTCCGAGATGGAAATCCCCGCCTTCGGCCTCTAATTTCTCTCGATGTTCGGCAGATGATGCGACCTCCAAAGCGTTCAAAGGAATAACCGTGTTAGAAGATTGAGAAGGGAAGTTACCGAGTACACGCGCCTGGAACATCGGTGAGTCGATACCCCAAGAATCTATCTTCTCGAAAGCCCACCTAGGCGATACAAGATACTCGTTTACGATCTCTACCTTATCCAAATC